TTAAAAATTTACATAGCTACTGAAAGCATCTGTTGCTTCTTTAGTAACTTCATCAGAAACATGAGTGTAAGTATCCATAGTTATTTGTAAAGAAGAATGTCCTAAACGTTCTTGGATTATTTTAGACCTAACATTATCTGATTCGAATAATAATGTTGCGTGGGTATGCCGAAAACCATGACAACCAATAGAATGTAAGTTAGCTTTTTCTGACAATCTTTTGGAACGTTGGTAAATGTCTTGACCTCGGAACATGGTACCATCAATTTTTGTAAAAATTAGATGTGTTTTAAACCCACCTTTTTTCATTAAAGCCTCACGCTGTCTAAGTTTCCATTTTTTTAAGATATAAGCAGTCTTGTTATCAAAAGAAATTTTACGAATAGAATTGGAAGTTTTAGGATCGTTTATAGTCAATCCATTTGTACTGATAGCAGTAGTTTTATTTATATTAACTACCTGCTTTTTTAAATCAATATCATTCCAATTCAATGCTAAAGCTTCACCAACACGTATACCAGTAAAAGAAAGTAAGCGAAAAATAGCACAGTCTAAGTCAGCATAGTATTTTAGAACTAAACTTTCTTCTTTGGCTTGATTGGCAATGCTATCAGCTGTATTTAAGAAATGTTCCAGTTCGTCTTTTGTATAGAACTTTCTTTTTGTATTCTTTTCTACTTTCTTTAGCGAACTAGGCTTAGTTATTTTCTTAAATGGGTTTGAGTCTATTATTTCTAAACCAACAGCATAGTCACAAACACGAGAAGCATAACTCAAAAGTACTTTTCCCATTTCATTCTTTTTATACCATTCATTAACAGATTTTTGCACGATCTTGACTGTTAAACGCTCAAGTCGCATTTTCCCAAATGTGGGTAAAATGTGTTTTTTCATACGTCGTTCAGTAGCTATGAATGTGGATTCCCTAACTGTTTTTTTGTATTCGTCCAACCACATATAATAAACTTCTTCAAAAGTGGTTAAACGAGGATGCTCGTTAGCTAGATTTCATTATCAAAATCTAATTTTTTTTGATTAAGCTTGAGCTGTGCTTCTTTTTTTGTATTACAGTTTCTGATAGTGACATTAATTTGTTTTCCAGTTAAATAATCTACGCCTAAATAGGCAGTTACTTTCCAGTATTTTTTCCCTTTTTTTGTATATTGTTTAAAAGTTGCCATTTTTTATCCTTTCCACTTGGGCAAGCGAATAGAAGGAATGACAAATTTCTAGCACCTCCTTATTAGATTTTAAAGCCCCTAGCATGAATCGAACATGCTAGAACTCACCAGAGAGGGGGGATTACGTTAATGCAACTGTCTTTGCTAAAAGATAATACGTTATTATTTGTATAGTATTAAACGGACACCTTATATTTAGCTGCTTTTTCAAAAGATACTAATGGACTAAAATGGATTTCGATTTCACCTGTCTGGTTTAAACCGAAGTGTGCGATACAATCCATTTCTTTTCCTGATGCAACCGAGCCCAGTGTGTTTTCATTTGCGTAGGTTTCTGCTTTTTTGTTGTCTGACCCGTAAACTTCTACATCCATGCCAACTGGAATATCTGAATCACCATTATTTTTAACAACATATGTTATTTTAACGACTTGCGCAGGTTGGGAGTCAGCATATTCATTTCTTTCATCGGTAAGTTCAACCCCTGTTAGAGTGTATTCTGCATCACCAACTTTAACCGTATCACCTACCTTATAAAAATTTGTTTCTGCTTTTTTGTTATTATCTTTTGATGAATTATTTTTTACTTTAGAAGTCTCGCTTACTTTTTCGCCACCGTTAGAAGAAGTCTTTTTATCACTTCCACCTATGGAGTTACCTGCGATTACAACGACAATAACAACTAAAACCCAAAACCAAATTTTTTTATAAAATGGTTTTTTCTCTTTCATAGTGTATGTTTTTCCGTCTTCGCCCTTAATTTTTTTTGCCATTTTTTCTCCTCTTTCTGTTATAATGTTTTTGTAAGTCAAATCTCGAAACGAGGTTTTAAGTCCGTGTTCCCAGCACGGACTTTTTTATTTCAAATAAATTTCTTGTCCCATTTTTAAGTTGTAATGAGCTATAACATTTGAGTAATTGTATTGTCCTTCATATTTTTCGATTAAGCTTCTAAACATATATTGTTCTGCTTCGGATTCCATCTTAGAACGAAAAACAGGAATTTTATACAATGCCATTATATCCACATGGTCTTTTACATGCTTTAACTCGTGATATATTGCTTCTTCTTGTTCTGATGGTGTTAAATTTTGATTTACAAATATGATACCGTAAGTAGGGTCGAAACATGCGCGTTTGTTCAATGTAGTAAAAACTAACTCCACATTATATTCTTCCACCAACTCTTTGATACTTTTCATATAGCACAACCTTTAAATTATTTTCCGAATCTTCCTTTCAAGTAAGCACGAATAACTTCTCTGTCATGATCATCAAGTGGTTCACCATCAAAGCTCATGACGTTATCTAGTACATCGTCTAAATCATCAGTTTTTTTTTCGACAAAAGGTTCTGGATTATCAACTATTCCTAAAATATAATCAGTGGAAATATTTAAATATTTAGCAACTTTAGTCAAATTTTCACCGCCAGGAGTTTTTTTCTTCCATCCATATAATACATTTTGACTAATTCCAACTCGATTTTCTAACTCATTAATGGAAATACCTTTACGGTCTGTAATTTTTTTTATTCTATCAAATGCTGTCATATCAAAGCTCCTTAAAGCTTTACAGATCTATTTCTATTCTAAAGGTTAATTTTTTTGTCAAAAACGGTTGACTTTTAAACTTTAGAATAATATACTATGTCCGTAAGCTAATTTATTAGCTAATAAGTTCTCAAATAAAACCAATAAATAAAATGCAAAAATCGTTGGGGAACGGTAATAGTGTTTATTTACTAGTCTTTAAAAGGCTTATTTAACTATGATTACATTTTAATCTATAGGTTAAAATGTGTCAACAGGTTTTATTAAATTAGCTAATTTTTTAGCTTACAAATTAAAAAGAAAGGAATGGAAGAAATGAAAATTGACGAAGCTGTTTCAAAAGCAATGAAAAAAGGAAAATATATTTACAGGGAGTCTGAAAATGACTGTTCAGCTCATGTAAATATACTTCCTACAAATACCTATGATTGTTGTCTATTACTACAAGAAAATAGTAATTCTGTTGGCAAACGGTGGAACCCTACAGCAAATGATTTAATGGCGAGTGACTGGGAAATACGTTAGTCAAGGCCCAGTGTTTTTGTAATAACTTTAGCTGCGATTTCACTCATTATGTCAATTGAGACACTTGCTAGTTTGGATGATATTTTTTTTGATTCCTTCCAAATTTTCGGATCTCGAATATTGTCCAAATATTTATGACCATCGAATGTAAGGGAAGAGATACATGTCATATAAGGTTTGTTAGATGCAAACTTAACATATCCTTTTATAAGTTGTGCATCGTCATCACCTAATTTGGAGACGGCATAATTAATTTCCTCTGAACTATATTTTTTTTAGTAGATCTGATTTAAATATTTTATCACCAAAAGCCGGTTCGTTGTACGGAAGGCTTTCGCTAAATAATAAAATATCACGAATACAATCATGAGACAGTTTCATATCATTCACCACCTTATCAGTTATTTCAGCAGACCACTTGCTGATAAGGAAATTATATCAAAAAAAAGAAAGTGAGGTAATTAAATGTCACAAGATTTAGCTATTGAAGTAAGGGCAGCGCTAATTCGTGCAAAGAAAACTCAATCTTGGTTAGCGAAACAATTAGGGATTTCAAGTCCGTACTTATCTGATATTCTTCATGGTCGTAGACGTTCAGAAGAGCAAGTTCGGAATATCAAAAAAATATTAGATATTAGATAGGAGGTGTAGGTAAAAGTGGAAGAAGCGATTATCAAAGTTGACTTACAAAACTTAATGAAGTTGATCAAACAAGCTGAGGAGCAAGCTGACCAACTTCAAAAAACTTTAGATGAGATAAATAAAACTAAAATCCTAATTTCTTAGCTGCCCATTCTGACCCAGCGGCAGACTTCATATCTTCCCACGAATCGAAGTTTGTGTTTGAGCTAATGAATTTATCTAATTTATTGTCATCTATTGATTCCATATCAGAGAAATCAAATCCGGATTTTTCAATAAACTCATCAATATTAGAGAATTTAGTATTTTCAATCATAAATTCTTTAGTGAATAGTTCATCGAATGGTACAGAATGTTCGCCATCTAAAGACTCGGCATTTTTAGCAAATTGATTTAGCTCATGTTGTAATTCGTCAAATCCATTTAATTCGAATTTCATAATATTTCACCTCGCTTTCAAATTCATTTTACCAAGAGGTGAATTGTAAAACAATCAGTATAGGAGGTGATAGTAATGGAAGTGATTTTAACTCCAGAAAATGAAGCTTCTCTAAGAGATTTTATACATGGAATTATTGTTGATGAAATAGAAAAAGCACGAAGAGATACCTCAATTGATAAGCGAGTTTTAAATCAAACAGAGATTGCAAAATATTTCGATGTATCCACTACAACAATAAGGGAATGGGAGAAGCTAGGTCTTCCGCATGGATCAGTAAGTAAACAAGGGAAGTTCTACGACAAAGAAGAGTGTCGAAGATGGCTTCTATCACAAAAAAGATAAATCTTGGGCAAGCGGAAATTTAAATAAGGAGGCAGAACATGAAAATAACAATCGAAGGAACTGAGCAAGAAATAAAAAATATCCTCTCAACTATTGCAAGTAGTCAAGAGGATAAAAACAGCAAAAACATCACTGAACTGTTATTAAATGGCAAAGAGGTTAGGTTGGAAAACACATGATAATTTTATCTGTATTAATTGTTACAAGTATATTTTTTTTAATATTATGCAAAAAAAGAACAGTTCTTATGATAATTGCTTTATCAGGAATACTGATATTTTATGAGACAGTCTTAGCTGAGTTAGGCTATATAAGTATTGTAGAACTATATCTGTTGATCAATTTTCAATGTTTGCTGTTTAACTTCTTTACGGATGTCAGGAATTAATCGATTCATTTGTAATAATCCTATAGATACTTCGGCTGAATCAATTCTTCCATCAGCATAAACGATTTTTTCAAACAGCTCTTCAGATACGATAGAAAGAATTGGTCCTAAGGCTGCTTTATATTCAGAGAAAATTGCTATTTTGTCTTCATCTTTTATCGGTAATAACTTCCACTCTGTGTCATAGAGTCGAATCTCAAGAGTGGATAACTTAAGCAAGGCTGATAAAAAATCATCTAATATTTTGTAATTACGTTCAACTTCTTTTGTGTAAACAACTTGCTTTATTTCCATGGCTTTAATTTTTACCGAATGGGAATTAGAAAAGTAAGCAGTAACTAAAGTAGCGACGAACCCAGTTATACCTATAAGTAAAGTATCAGACATAATATTTCACCACCTTAAATTATTTCAGCAGACCACTTGCTGATAATTAAATTATACCAGAAAGGAAGTAAACCAAATGACAAATTTAGTAATAATGAAAGACCAACAAGCAGTAACAAGTAGTTTACAAGTTGCCGAAGTATTTGGCAAAGAACACAAAGTTGTTCTAAAAGCCATTGATGAATTAAAAGAGGGGGTGGCACAAAATTATGCAGACCTATTTTACGAAGACACCTACATTCATCCACAAAACAAACAATCATATCGCCAAGTAATTATGAACCGTGACGGATTTACATTATTAGCAATGGGGTTCACTGGTCAAAAGGCATTGCAGTTCAAACTGAAATATATTGAGGCTTTTAATCAAATGGAAAAAGAAATTCAACAGCCTAAACTTCCAACCTCGCAAAGAGAATTGGCGATGCTTGCTTTATCAGCAAATGAAGAAACAAATGAGCGTGTAGATGTAATTGAAAAAGAAGTAGCCGACTTAAAAGACAATCAAAAAATCGGTGCAGATGATTATGGCTACTTATCACGTCGAGTTCATCAACGAGTAGCAGAAGTTGCAAAAGGATTTGGGAAAATCACAAAGGAGCAGCGTGGAAAGTTATACAAAGATATTAATTCAGGTATTAAGCAAATTACAGGCGTGGGTACCCGATCACAATTAAGAGAAAAACATTATCCAATGGTAATTGAATATATCAATGACTGGGAGCCGTCCACAGCCACAAAAACAGTTGTAAGACAAATGAGCTTTGACTTAAACGACATTGCATAGGGAGAATATTATGATTTATACAACTGAACAAGAAAGTTGGATACTCAACCAAATCAAAAAAGAGCGTAAACAGCTACAAGACGATAGAGCAGCACTTAGACAATCAGAACAACTGACCGAAGGAAAAGCATATCAAATTGAAAAAGAACTCGAATTTTTAAGATACTTAGAGATTCAAAATAGAATGCATATTTAAGGAGAAATGAAATGAGAAAAATTTATAACTTAAGAAGAATTGCAGTATTGCTAATCGTTTTCGGATTGGGGTTGATAGTAGGCGGAAATTTTAATCCGATTATCCAAAATATATATATCGGCTTATTCATCATTTGGACACTGTTTTATGATCTGGCACTTGAAGATAGAGAGGTTAAGAAATGACAAGAAAAGACAAATTAGAACAAACGAAAAAACTTGCTGATTTATGGTATCAGCAACAAAAAAATAAAATATACATTGCACAACAAAAAGAGCGCAGAGGTGTTGCATGACGACAAAAAAGCGACTTAAGCCGGCAAGCAATAAGTCGCATACAAAAATATACTAAGAAAATTATATCACAGAAACGAGGTCTTGTGAATGAATCGTAGTGAAGCAGATGCATTAGATCGATTTTTAACAGAGCCGCCTAAAAAGCAAAACAAGGAACAATATGAAAACGATGAAATTGATAGTACTGACTTTTTCGGAAATGAAATTGCAGATGAAGATGGAGTATTTCAGATGTGGTTTAAAATCTTTAAATATGATAAAAAAGCACAGCTAAAGTGTCATGAATTAACAGCTATTGTCACTCAAAATAGCATTGTAGATGTAATAGAAGAATTTGACCAACGGTATTTAGAAAAGATTGATTACATCGGTTTAGGCAAAGTATACAAGGAGGCACTATTAAATGACTGAGAAAAAGATTATTACAGATTTTCAAAAAATGACTGAAATAGATGTATCAAAACGTATACAACAAAAAGGAAAGTTCAATTATCTACCGTGGTCCGATGCTCACGAACTTATGAAGAAGCACGATCCAAAGGCCATTATTTCTATTCGTGAGTTTGAACATTGGATGGTAGTTAAGGGAGATCGAAAAGAGTTTTTAGTATCAAAAGAATTACCATATCAGACAACAAATGGTGGTTCATATGTAGAAGTATCTGTTCTTTTTAAAGAAGTCGAAGAGACAGAAATATACCCTATTTTAGATTTTAAAAATAACGATGTAACATCGCCGACAATGACGCAGGTAAATAAAGCATTGAAACGTGCATTTGTTAAGGCGTTAGCAAAACATGGGTTAGGATTATATATCTATAGAGGTGAAGATTTACCAGAGCCTCCAACAATTGAAGTGAAAGACCTGGAAAAAACAGAAGCAGCATTATCAGCATTGAGCGAAATCGTTGGTTTTGATGCAACAGAAGAAATGATTAAGCGTTTAAATTTATGGATTGAAGAGAGCTATCCACAATTAGATAAAATAACAAAATTAGAACAAATGAACAAACAACATTATGGAATGATTGGCCGTCTAATCGCTCAAGCTACGAACCAAGCAGAAAAGGCAAAAAAAGAAAAGAAGTGATTGAATGATTGGAAAAATCATAAACCACAAAGGGAATAAATTGGCCATCGAATTTGAGGATGAAATAAATTCAAATTTTCTCGAACTTCTGGCTAATAACGATGATAATTTAGCGAAAGTTGAATTCTTAGATAATCGACAGATGTCTCAAAAACAGAATGCACTTTCTCACGTTCTAATAGCCGATGTGGCACGTTGGAGCTATGACGAACCTAAATGGATTGAAAGTGTCTTGAAATACTACTACGAGGCTAAGAGTGGTGTTTATTTTGAACATAGTAGAGCTACCAAGAATGAAGCGACTGAGTGGATCGGTTTCTTGATTGAGTTTATTTTGAAAAACGATATACCACTGGAAAAAAGATACCAATACTTGCTTGAAAACAACAAATGGTTTTATTACTGTCTGAAATATCGTAAGTGCTGTATTTGTGGTAAACATGCTGATATTTGCCATATAGAAGTTGTTGGCATGGGGCGAAACCGCAAAAAAATTAATCATGAGACATTCACATTTTATGCAGGATGTCGTCAGCACCATCAAGAGGAACACCAAATAGGCACTAAGAACTTCTTGAATAAGTATCAAATTAAACCAGTGAAATTGAACATCGAAGAACGTAAGAAACTGAACATAGGAGGATGATTTAAATGCCAAACTGGGCAGAGGGAACACTTAAAATTAGAGGAAAAAAAGAGAATGTAATCAGATTTTTGAAAGAGGGGATAATTGCTTCACCTAATTTTAAAATGACTGAAGATGGACCAGTCACAGTCCCGCAAAAGGTTGAAATTTCTGAAGATGATTATTCAACCACATTGTACAGTGAGAACGAATTCTACATCAATAATACCAGACGTGCTTTCATAGATAGAAAAGAGATAGAAGTATGGCACGTAGAACGTGATGAAGCGTTAGCAGAGATATTAGATTTTAAACAGGCTTGGGGTGTTATCGAAGAAGATTTTGAAGGTATTTCAAAAAAATATAATATCGATATTAAAATTTTTGTTTTTGAACAAGGGATGGAGTTCACACAAGAAGTTGAAATTATAGAAGGGGAAACAACTAAAAATATTGTGAAAAAATACGATGACTATTTTTGGGAAGTGCCGTTTTCAACTATAGGAGGTTAGATAATTGGCTGAAAGAAGAATGTTTGCAAAGACCATCATTGATAGCGATGCATTTTTAGACATGCCGCTGTCAACTCAATCTCTTTATTTTCATCTGTCAATGCGAGCGGATGATGATGGATTTATTAATAATCCTAAGAAAATTCAACGAATGGTTGGATGTGGAGATGATGATTTAAAGCTATTAATGGCCAAAAGATTTATTTTAGTTTTTGATAGCGGAGTTATTGTTATCAAACATTGGAAAATTCATAACTATATTCGAAATGATCGATATAAACCAACTCTATATCAAGAAGAAAAGGCTGAATTAGCTGAGAAAAATAGTAAGGCATATACCTTTAAAACAGAGGTTATAGAGAGTGAAAACCATCTTGGTATACCAGATGACAACCGTATGGGATACCAAATGGATACACAGGTTAGGTTAGGTAAGGATAGGTTAGGTAAGGATAAAAAAAAAGAATAGTGTTGAGCCAAGCTCAACTATGCCTGAACTATTCGAAAAAGTTTGGAAAACTTATCCAAAGAAAACCAACAAGAAAAAAGCTAGAGAACAATTTTTAAAGAAGTTCAAGACGGAAGAAGATTTAGAGTCGTTTAAAAAAGGATATAAAGACTATCTTGCGTATATTCAATTAAACGATTGGTATCATCCACAAGAATTGTTTCGTTGGATCCGTGATGATCGTTATAACGATGAATATGATTTATCTCAAACAAATAAACTGCCAGCCTATTCTAAGGTGCCAATGAGACAAGAAAAGTTACCTGAATGGGCTAACAATCAGAAGCAAGAAGAAGAGAAACTTTCGTCAGAGGAACAAGCTGAGCTTGATAGACAAATAAAAGAATACTTGGAGGTAAATGATGAATGAATTAGTTAAATTAATTGAGAAATGGGCAAGAGAAAAAAATCTAGATATCGCAGAGCCTGAGAAACAAATGCTAAAAGTGGTTGAAGAAGTCGGAGAAGTCGCAGCAGCATTAGCAAGAAATAATAAAAATGATTTAAGGGATGGTATCGGTGATGTTGTTGTGACACTAGTTATTCTTGCTATGCAAAATGATATGGATTTATACGAATGTCTGAACCAAGCGTATAACGATATTAAAGATCGTAAGGGAAAAAATGTCAATGGTGTGTTCGTTAAGGAGAGTGATTTGAATGATAAATAATGTGGTATTAGTCGGAAGATTGACAAAAGATCTTGATTTACGCTACACCGCAAGTGGTTCTGCAGTTGGAAGCTTTACTCTTGCTGTGAACCGTAACTTTACAAACCAAAACGGCGAACGAGAAGCGGATTTTATCAACTGTGTAATTTGGCGTAAGCCTGCTGAAACAATGGCTAATTATGCTCGTAAAGGAACATTATTAGGAGTTGTTGGAAGAATTCAAACTCGTAATTATGACAACCAACAAGGCCAACGTGTCTATGTGACTGAAGTTATTTGCGAGAGTTTCCAATTATTAGAGTCAAAAAGCACCAACGAGAATAGAAATAGCATTCAGAGTTCACAGAATAGCGTTACAGGCGTTCAAAATAATTTCGAGAGTAATTATGCCACGAATCAAAACAAAGGCTTAAATCAACAAAATAACAGCCAACAAATGTCGTTTGGTGGAGATGTAGATCCGTTCGCAGGTGCAGGTAATTCAATCGACATTAGCGATGATGATCTGCCTTTTTAGGAGGTTAAAAAATGAACAGTGTAATTTTTGAAGATATAGCACGTATTCAAGCTGAAAAAAAGCAAAAGCGAAAAGAAATGCTTAAGTTAATGAATGAAAACCCAGATTGGTATAGACATCCAAAAAGCATGGTCTATCGTCAAATTAAAATGCTTGGTAGGGATATTGGTGAGCAAACAATGGATAAATCTAAACCAATCAGCTCAATTGATAAAGACAAGTTCACCATTCAAGAATATTTGTATTTGCAGTGGGTTGGTTATTCAGTGAATGCAATCATAGAAGCGTTAGGAATGCCTAGAAACAAATTCTGGGAATATAAAGCTGAACATTTAAATTAGGTTTATGAAGTGAAAGCGAGTGTTCATGTTGCTGGAGATTTATTACACGCCAACATCCGCTATTATTGCGGATGCATTGGCTAGAAAATATGAGGTCGTTTCTTTAGACAAAGCTAGAAATATCGCCAAGAAATTTAAGGCTAGTTTAAAGCAGAAAACGGACCTTTATGTAATTGAAAGTATTTTAATCGATGCTGGTTATAAAAAAGAGCCAGTGAATTTGTGAGAAAGCGAGTGTAGAAGATGAATGAGCAAATAAATTTGCTTGAGTTAGATAATGATAAACTTTGGCAATTTTATGGGCATTATTGTAATGACGATTGGTCCGCTAAGACAGAGACCGTGAATGGTGTTACTGATATAGTGCTAGGTTTTAGAGTTAAACTAACGAAAAATGAACTGAAAAAAATATGCAGAGATGCCATCGAAATAAGCAGAATTAAGTATGGATATTCCGTTAGATTTTTAACAAATAATGTAAAGAAAGAGCTGTTCGTTCGTTTTGACAACTACACCACTAGTAAAAAAAGAGATGTCTTTGAACATATAAATTTATATTTTTAAGCGGAAAGCGAGTGAAGAAGATGATTCCGAAGTTTAGAGCGTGGGATAAGCGAGAAAACACAATGAGAGATGTAGCTGTCTTACATTTTACTAAAGGTGGTAAGGTCAACAGTATCGAATATTGGAAGACACCTTCCGAATTGAAATCATATCATGTACGAAATTTAGTCCTCATGCAATCAACAGGGTTGAAAGATGAAAAAAGAAAAATGATTTTTGAAGGAGATATATTATTCGATAAGCATCATAATCCGCAAATAGGAGTAGTTGTATTTTATGAAGGAGCTTTTCAGCTTTTAGCTAACAATATGTATTATCCTTTGATTCAATTTGATGGTGATGTAGAAATTATCGGAAATATCCACGAGAACCCAGAACTATTGGAGGGAAATTAAATGCATGAACTAATAAAAGAAATTGAACGTCAACTTGAGATGGATCGTGTTGAAGAAGGAAATATGTCAGCAGAAGATGTTTTATACATCGTAAAAGGTTTTAAAAGACCATATCTAAACGAAAATCAGCAGATTGTTCTGGATTGGTTGAAAGAAAAATATACAGTCACAAATATTGAACCTATAGAATTGTTTTGGAGACTGAGAGTTAATTCTATAAAACCATACTATCGTGATAGACCTGTCTATAGAAGTTACAGATATATGTCAAAAACTGGGCAATTACAAGTTTTACAAGCATTTAGCCAGTGGGCCCTTGAACAGGAGGAAGAGTGATGTTCAAATGTGTGGCTGTAATAAATGATTCGACAGGTGAATTTGCATATATACTAAGCGACTATATTTCGAGATTCCCGTCAAAGGTACCTGTATATGCCAAAAATATTGAACGGTTAAAACAATATGGAGAATTTGGCGAGAACGAATTATATAAAGTGGAAACATGCGATGGTTTTTACCATATCGTAAGCTCAGAAAAATATTCGTTTATTTTCGATGAACAGGAGGAAACGGAATGAGTCTTGAAAAATGCAAATCATGTTCTGACTATTTCAAATGGGATGACGATGTTATTCAAGTAGACAATGATTATTATCATAAAGACTGTGTAACGTTATACCCAACTGGCTATTGCGCTTTCCTTTATGAGGACTACTTAGGAGAAACGGAAAATGATGATGGTGATATGGCTTTTAGTCTTTTGAGTAAGGGTGAGTATATAGATTTGGATGAGGAGGAAACGGAATGAAATACGAAATACCACTAAGTGAAGCGGGCATTCAAGCAATTATCAATGGTCGGGAAGTTAACATAGAACTTCCTGATGGTACTGAATTAGTCATCAGACAAAGTTATTTGAAAGATATGGCAGCTCCTGTATTAAATGATCGTTTTAACGTGACTGATTCTGTGGTAGAGAACCACTTAAAAAAATTTCGATCAAGTATAGACGACACTTTCAGATTAGGGAGTTGATTGACAATGAACAACAGGCACCGCAGAATAACAAAACTAAGAAAACAGGAACTGAATGTACTGAAGGCAAAGTTTGAAAGAGGATATGGAGTTTCAGCAGAGAAGTATATAAAGTTTTAAGTCAGTGTGTTGCCGATGCGAGTGAGGCTATTCGAAAGTTTGGAATTTCGATACTAGATATTAAATGGGAGGATACAGAATGAAGATTTATGTAGTAAAGTTTGGAAATCAATTTTACAGAAGTGATGAGCGTTACTGGCCGTTTGCTGTGAAGGTGGAGGAAGAATAATGGAAGATAAAAAATACACACTGAATGAAATAGTTGATCAATTAGTAGGACCAGTTAATCCTATAGCGGATTCAAGAGTAGATGAAGAGCGCAGTGAAAACTTAGATGAGCTTATAAGTTTGATTCACCATCTAGGCTTGCGGTTATTTAAAGTTACTAACAGCAATTTAGAGATGTATTCTAGCGCCAACGCTGTGATTAAAAAAGCTAAAGAAGCCTCTAGAGAGTTAGGGGAATTGTTTATAAAGGAGGATGAATAAATGACACCTAATTTCAGAATCGGATTTAAAAAAGGATTTAGAAAAGGGAGCGGTATTGCAATAATGATACTTGTAGCAAAAGCAGCCGTGAGCTATTTCGTGTATGGCAATGACATAACAAGCAGTGACCTCGTTTATTTCCTTTCATGCTCGTTTATTTTGGGATTAGGGCTATATTTAGGAGGTTCCAGCGTATGAGTTATCCAGAAGTTTATATCATAGGAAGGCAAGTTGATGGAGTGTATGTTGAGTACTTACATGGAGCAGAGAAAGCCGATTTATTTTTCGATTATACGATAGCTCGTGATGAAAGAAATCATATGAATAAAACCAATACAAAAGATGGCGAATGGAGAATTTTAAAATACGGGAGGCCAATTACATTGGAGTTTTAACTTATTGCAACTTTTTTACAATAACTAGCCGATTTTTTGCAAACAAAAAGCCAGCCGACCAATGGCTGACTAATGTGGTAGTTAGCACTTTTCCCAAGTAAAGTGCTAATAGTGCCAACAAATAAGGTTGACATTGTGTCTCTGGTGGAGACAGGAACTATCGATAACTGTTTTCCGCCAGTTATCATAGAAAAGGAGAAATTTATTTCAGAAATAAAATCCCCAAGAAAGTTAATATGATTATATCATGAGTAAATGTATTTGAAAATACTATCTCATAGTACGTATTGTAAAAAGTTTATTTAGTAGAAAAATAAAAAGCCGGATTCCTCCGGCTGTTGGTAATATTCTCGACACGAATATTATACCATAAACGGGGGAATCAAAGGATGGTACTTTTTGACGTAAAGAAATATGAAACACCAGATGCAAAGGACGTAGATATGGAACAAACAAAACATAATGTCAGTGTGTTCCTATCTGCCTATCTTGCTGCTAGATGTCGTGTTGGCCAGCCGAGGGAACCAAAAGTAACAGCTTCATTCTCTTTGGTTCCACCATCAACGGCCAATAACGTTTTCGAAGCCGAGCAAATGTTAATCCAGAAAGAAGAAGCCCAAGAAGAGTTTGATTACCTTCATAAGCTTTTTGTTAGAGGTTATTCTGCGATTCAGCATCCGCACAAACCAGATGTTACCGAGCGAAGAAAAAGAATCTTCTATGACCGTTATATCAACGGCAATCCGATCTATCTAGCAGCGCAACGGAATTGCATCAGCGAAGAATCAATGAAACAAGAATCTAATATGATTATTGTTCAATTTGCTTCGGCACTGGAACTGGTTGCTTTTAAGTAGCCATTTATTACACTTTTTATACCTCTTTTATACACTTTATCTACACTTCATATACCTTTGAAACGGGTTATTATGATAGTGTCAAAAAAATAAGAAATGCGACACACTTACACAAATACATTAACGGAACGATTGCCTACTTATTTTTTTGATTTGAGATTACAAGGAAGTAAAAAAATCTACTTTCTTCGTTTAGTCACTTGTGATCTCATTTAGATTCTCTCGCAAACTGCAAATTATAAAACTAAAGAAGTGAGGTGGATTTCCTCTCTCTTTTTTCTACAGGTTTGCGAGAGTTAATGGAGCATAGCTTAATCGGTAGAGCAGCGGTCTCCAAAACCGTTAGTATAGGTTCGAGTCCTATTGTTCCAGTAAGTGGCATAAGCTACTTAAATAATATAGATCGTCAATGAATGTTCGGACAAACAAATTGGCGCTACTACCTTTCACTAGGACTGCATTTATATGCAGTCCTTTTTGTTTTAATTGTAGTAGGGTTTTCATTTTGAAAGGGGAAATGTCAAATGGCAAAAGCAAAGAAAGAAGAAGTGCAGGAAACAAAGACTGCTAAAAAGAAACCAGCAGTTAAAGAAGTTGAGCAACCTGACAATGTGGAAGTAACTGAAGAACCTGTTGAAGCTAATGAAATTACAACAGGGACTATTAAAGTTGGTGACCTAACAATTAGTAATGAAGGTATTAAATACGAATCTACTAATGATGAAGCACCACAAACAATTGAACGCCAAACACCATTTGGGGTTGAGGTGTGGGATCCTATCGAAAAGCGCACCGTGTTGAAAGATGCCTAAGTATTGCCGCCAAGAAGGTTGCCGTACTCTATTAGAAAAGGGTAGCTACTGCGACGAGCATAAGCGAAAGAAGCGAGTGATCAAACGTTACTATTCTAAAAACAAATCATTCTACAAATCAGATGACTGGAAAAGCGTTGCTGATGCTGTCCGCTTTCGTGATAAGTATAAATGTACGATTTGTCATAAACCAGTGTTTGGTCGTGATTCACAAGTTGACCACATTAAACCAATTTGGTTGAATCCAAATTTAAGATTAGACATGAACAACTTGCGTTTAGTTTGTGCGACGTGTCATCCAAAAGTTGAATATCGACCAATGAACCAAAAAGAAATTGAAATGAAAAAAAATTATAATCCCGCAGATTATTTTTAAGCCCCCCTCTAAAAATTAAAATTATTTTTTTCTGTGGGGATAGGGTAGGGGGACCTCTTTAGACACCTCCAGAGCATTTTCAAAAAAAGAAAGGGGGGTAAAAATGGCTGGACGTAAAAGTAAAAAACAAAAAATACTAGATGAAGCCTTGCAACATAAGGAATTTGAGCGAATGCGTATCATAGAAATATTAAAATCATTAGGAAAGTTCACGCCTGCTTTGAACCCTTTGATTGAAATGTATCTGGATGCGTGTGAAGTCTATCATATCAAGTATTTAGAGTGGAAAGACAGTGGTTTTAAATCCACAAAAGTTCACACAAACAAAAATGGGTCAAGAAACGAAATTAAGCATCCTTTGGCCCAACAAGTTGAAGTTTGGAGTGAGAAAAAAACTAAGTTATTAAACCAACTAGGCCTTGATATGAAAAGCGGTGGCCTTGATTATGTTGATCCTTTAGCAAGTGAAAATGCTAAGAAAAAAGAAGAAGCTAAAAAAGATGAACCACAAACAAATAATCGTTTGGTTGAATTTAGAAAGATGCGTGGTGGTCAATCATGATTGATATGACTGTCAATTATGCTGATAAATTTGCCAAATCGGTTCGCAGACACAAAGAACGGTATCCAAAATCAATCTATTTAGCAGTTAAACGATATAACAAGTGGAAGAAACGGAAAGATATTTTCTTTGATCTGGAAAAAGCAAATTTGATGCTAAGTTTTACCGAATCATTTTATAAACATTCAACTGGTGAATGGTCGGGGCAACCGCTCGAATTAGAAGATTGGCAGAAGTTTTATTTCTCAAATATTTATGGTTGGCAAAAATGGTCTGATAAGTGGCAACGAAATGTTCGTGTTATTCGTAAATCATACCTGCAGGTGCCAAAGAAAAACGGTAAGTCTTTAATGGAAGGCGCGCCAATTTTATATGGAATGTATGGAGAAGGTGTGAAGGGCGCCCAATTTTACTGCCTAGCCGCTGATTTTGACCAAGCGCAAAATGTTGCCAATCCTTTAGCAACCGTTATTGAAAACGATAATGATTTACTTGATGGTACACGTGTTTATCGGAAAGAAAAGAAAGTAACGACTATCAGTTACGCTTTCTTTGAAGATGATTTCAAATATCAAAACAATTTGCGTGTGTTATCTAAGCGTGAAAAAGTCGATGGTAAAAATACTTATATTGTTGTTGCCGATGAAGTTCACGAGTGGGAGGACACGTCGAGATATGATGGTTTGAAATCAGGACAAGCTGCACAACCAGAACCATTATTTTTAGTTTGTTCTACTGCTGGTAAAAACAGTGGGGCCTTAGGTGTTCAAATTTATCAAGATAGTAAACATATTCTTGAAGAAGATAATGACGATGACTGGTTCATTATGATTTATGAACCAAATAAAGGTTACAACTGGGAAGATGAAAAAGTTTGGGAAATGGTCAATCCGAATTTATATGTCTCGTTTGATATCACTTTTTTACGTGGGGAATTTAAAGATGCCTTACGAAATCCATTTAGGAAAGCCGAGTTTCTATCAAAGCATTTGAATGTTTTTGTCAATTATGCCGAAAATTATTTTGATAAAGAACAAATTGATAATTGCTTGGTAGATGATTTAGGAGATATTACAGGCGAACAAGTCGCTATCGGTATTGATTTATCCAGAACAACTGACTTGACATGCGTATCAATTAATATTCCAACCTTTAATGATGAAGGTGAAAGCATTATAAAAATAAAACAAATGTATTTTGTACCAACGCATAATATTGAAGAAAAAGAAAAATTAAGAAATGTTCCTTATCAATATTATGCAGAACAAGGTTTTGTAACGCTTTGTGAGGGTCGTACTGTTGATTATGATCTTGTCTATAACTATGTCATTGACATGTACAACAAATACGAATTAGACATTATTCAAATCAATTATGATCCAGCTATGTCTGAAAAGTTAGTGGAACGTTTTGAAATGGAAGGATTCAATACGGCCGAAGTAGGTCAATATCCATCAGTAATGAATGAAATGCTAGATGATTTTGAAATACTAGTAGATAACGGACGAGTTCAAACTGACAATCCGTTATTTATTTTTTGTACCAACAATACAACAGTTGTAACGAATATACAAAGTCAAAAAGCGCCCAGCAAAAGAAAGTCACCAGAACATATTGATGGTTTTGTGGCTTTTTTAATTGGTCATAAAGATTCAATGGATTTAATGGTGGAAGTTGGAAGCGAAGAAGAATATGAGGATTATATTAAACAGCTTTACAACAGAAAATAACTGAAAGGAGGTGGGAATTTGGGAATTAGATCATGGTTCAATCAAAGATTTCGTATGTCGAGTAAGAAAAAAGTTTTAGGTAGTTCAATACTTGCGAATCAATTTGTCTTGGGTGACGAAAATATTTTATCTTCTAGCGACGTTTATCACTATCTTTTAGCAATTTCCAATATGTTTGCTTGTGGATCGTGGACAATCGAAAAAGAAGATGGAAAAGACATTAAAGGAGCCAAGGAACTGCAGAGTTTGAAACATCCAAATGGTTATTTAACCGACTTTGAATTTAAACGTTTGCTTGTAAATGTCTATTTGTTACAAGGAGAAGTATTTGTGGTGAAAGATGGGAAACAGCTTCACATCATGAAAGGAATTACACCAGAAATATCAGAAGAAGGTATCAAACAATTTAAATATGACGGCCATACGCTTTATCAAAATGAAGTTCGCCAAATTAAAAATATTGGATTATCGAATAATTATGGCAATGGACTGATTGATTTAGCTAGAGATACTTTAGAAGGTGTTATGAATGCTGAAAAAGCTTTGACAGAAAAGTATAAAAAAGGTGGCTTGCTGGCTTATTTACTGAAATTAGATACTCATTTGTCACCAAAAAACGCAATGCAAAATGCAATGCTTGATGCCATTCAAGGACAGCTAGAAGAAATTCCAGACGAAGGAAAGACCGTTATTATTCCATTGTCAAAAGGTTACGCCATCGAAGGATTCGAAAGTCCTGTTCAAGACGATAAAATTCTTTCGTATTTAAATGTCTATAAACCAGAACTTGCAAAGTTTTTAGGTTTTGATCCTGACGCATACAATCAATTATTAAAAGTTGATTTAGAGAAAGCAGCGATTTATTTAAAAGCATTCGTTGTTGATCCGATTGTTCAGAATGTCTGTGAACATTTAACAGAACTATATTTTGGACCAGAATCAACAAATCGTATTTCTTTAACAATTGATATTAAAAAGTATTTAACAATGTCACAAAAAATCACAAATACGCAAGGTTTAGTTCGTACTATGGTTTATACACCTGATGATGCACGCGTGGATTTAGGTGCCGAACGATTAAATACAGAAGAATCAACCAAGCTCTATGCATCGAAAGATTTGATTGGGCTAGATGAACTAACCGAGCTTAACAAGTCTAAAATGGAAGAAGGTGATTCAACTGGATAAGTTGGAAATTAGAAGTTTTGATATTAAAAACATGACGACGCGTTCCCTAGATGATGGCAGTGAATCAACTGTAGTTGAGGGGTACGCGTCTGTTTTTAAATCACGTACGAACATAGATGGTTGGTATGATGAAGAGATTGCACCTGGTGCATTTTCCGAATCTCTCGCAAAAAACAAAGATGTTCGTTGTCTATTCAATCATGATTGGAATTACGTGTTAGGCCGTAAAAGTGCTAATACATTAATTCTTGAAGAAGATTCAAGAGGGTTGCATTTTGAGGTTACATTGCCGAACACCACATTTGCGAACGATTTGAAAGAATCAATGTCGCGTGGTGACATTAACCAATGTAGTTTTGGTTTCTGGGTGACTGCACAAGAGGAGGACTATTCTGGTGATGTTCCACTGATTAGAATCACAAATGTTGATTTGTGGGAAGTATCCATTGTTCCTTTGCCAGCATATGATGACACAGAAGCTGCATTGAGAAGTAAGTTCCAAGAAAAAAATATTGAAACAATTAAATTAAGAAATAAAATTTTAAAAACGATTGGAGAATATAAATAATGAAAATGCGTAAAATTTTAGAAAAACGAGCTGCTAAATTAAAAGCAAAATTAGCTTCAATGGAAGAACGTGCAAAAAGTGAAACTTTAACACGTGATGAATTAAGTGATATTGAATCACAAGTGGAAGAAGTCACAGCAGAATTAGACGAAATCAACGATGCGATCGCAGAATTGCCTGAAGAAGATGTAACAGAATTAGGTGATGCTGTAGACGACTTAGGCGCAGCTGCTGATGAAATTGTTGAAGAAGTAGACGGAAAAGGCACTGAAGAAGATGATTCAGAACCAGCTGACGATAAAGAACGCAGCCGTGTTTTAGATATTATCGGGAAAGGTATTTCAAGTCGGGGAGAAGAAAAAGTGAAAAAATTAACTCAACGTAGCGCGTTCTTACGCTATTTGGCTGGTCGAATTACACCTAATCAAGCTCGTTCATTTGGTGTTGGTTTTAACAACGGTAAAGTATTGGTACCACAAGAATTAAGTAAAGAGATTATTTCATACCTACAAGAAGAAAATCCTTTGCGTAAATTTGCAAGTGTTCATCAAACTAAAGGAACTCAAGGTTTCCCAGTACAAGTAAAACAAGCCGAAGCAAATACAGTTACTAGTGAACGTGATGAAAATAATTTAATTCCATTTACTGACATTGAATTTGATGATGTTTACTTAAACCCAATCGAATTTGATGCAATTATTAAAGTCACGAAGAAATTAACGCATATGTCAGACTTTGACATTGAAGCTATCGTGTTAGATGAACTAAAGAAAGCGTACTTGCGTAAAGAAACATTCTGGTATTTTTCAAGTCCTGATAACAAAGGAGCATTAGCTAAAAAAGCTGTAGCCTTTACTGGTAAAGGAGACAATGATTATTTAAAAGTTGTTCAATTAAAAAATGCTTTACCGACTGCTATGCGTTCAGGCGCTCGCTTTATGATCAATCGTGCAGCACAAACGTTGTTGGAATCCATGCTAGATAGCACTGGAAATCCGATTCTTAAAGATGCTGGGAATGATGATTTTGATTACAAGTTATTTACTTATCCAGTAGAAGTTACAGACTACGCAGATAAATACAATGAAACTACGAAGAAATTCGATCCAACAGTACCAGTGATCTATTTCGGTAATTTCTCTTATTTCCACATTCAAGATGTTATTGGTTCATTGGAAATTGAAAAATTAACTGAACTATTTGCGCGTGAAAATAAAGTCGGGTTTAAAATTTATCATTTAAACGATGGTCAATTAATTTATGGGCCGTTTGAAACACCTGTTTATAGCTTAGACTTAAGTACAACCCCAGCACCTAATCCAGGTGAATAATTATGGAAATTAATCTAGAAGGTTTTAAATCTCATTTACAATTTGAGGAAGGCATGGATGATGGCATGCTTGAATTTTATTTGGATATGGGTAAGAAATATGCAAAAAGGGCAACTGATGATGAAAATTCGTCAGTTGCCTATTATATTGCATCCATTTTTTGGCTGTATAAAGTGCCAGAAACTGAAATGGAGAATGCCTTTAATGCTTTAACGCCATTGATTTTAAGTGAAGGGCTGGTGGTAGACGATGCCAAAAGTAACGCTAAACAGAATGAAATGGAAAGCTGAACTTTGTAAACAAGTTCCTGGTTTAGATAACAATGATAGACCAGCGATTATACATGAAAAAATTCGAGATATTTTTTATGTTGAGTTAGGTATTACCTCGCAAGAAAAATATTTATCAAAACAAGCGAAAATTGATGTTGTGAGAAGAATTAGAGTTCGTTTCGATAAATCTATCACGGAAACAATAAATACGCTTAGAATCGATTCTGTGACCTATAAAATCACTCGTATTTATACAGATATGGATAAACGAGAAATGGAGTTGAGTTTGGCTTATGTCGATTAGTTTTGAAAAATTAAGGGCAACACTAAAAACAGTAGGTGTACCTGTGACACGTGACAAAGCGGAAAAAGGAACAGACTATCCATATATCGTGTATTCCAATGTTAGCAAAGGTAAAAAGATGGCTTCCTCTAAAGTTCATAGGCGATTGCCATATTATCAAATTTCTTTCTTTACAACAGGTACCGAAAAAGATTTGACGGATTTAGAAAATGCGTTGGAAAACGCTGGTATTCCTTATGCTGATTTTGTAGGTATTCAGGGTGATGAAAACGATGATACAGTGACGAATTTTTATACGTATGTGAGGTGTATAGAAGATGGCTAATAATAATGGATTTGCAGATATGGCAGACTATTTGGGAACTCTTGTACAGGTAGATCCTACAAAATTGTCTTTAGAATCATTAACGGATGCAGCCAATTTTTATAGAGAGCAGTTGCTGCCAAAAATACCTAAATCACTATTAAAGAAAAAACATATGGCTGATCAGGTAAAAGTCATTATAGAAGATGACCAAGTGCAAGTTGCGTTTGAAGGGACTGCTTTTTATTGGCGATTCGCTGAAAATGGAACAAAGAATCAAAAAGCCCAGCATTTTGCTAGTGGTACGTTTGAACAAAATAAAGATCAGATTGAAAAAATCATGACACAACAAATATTAGATTTATGGGAAGGATGAGTAATTTGGGAAAACAAGATGTGTATTATTTTGAAGGACTAGATGACATCTTAATTGCAATGATGGCAACGCCTGATGAAGTTGATTCAGCACCAACTTATAGCGAAGTAGTTAGATTACCAATCGCAACAAAGTTAGGTATTAAGGGGAATGGAACAGCTTTAGAAAAATGGGCTTCAAGTAAAATGTTTCGCCGTGTGAGCCGTGAAACAAAACATGAAATTGGATTGGATCACGTGGGAATTCCTATCGAAGTGATGGATGAGCTAAAAGGCTTAATTGCGCAGGCTGGTGTTACTTTTGGAAAAAATACGGCGCGTGAATTTCCTTATTTCGCCTTTGGATTTATTGGAAACATTGAAGATGGGGGGAAGAAAGCAGTTTGGTACCCGAAAACACAATTATCAAATGTCATTGATGAAGAATATACTACTGCAGAAGACGAAACAAAAATTGATGATGTAACTGCTAATTTTGTTTCAGTCGGTTTGAAGAATAACAATGTTATGTATTCAAGCTTTGATTCTAACCGATCAAGTGCAAAATCAGGGGACTTTGAAAAATTCATTGCACAACCTATTTACGATGAAGAACAATGGAAAAAATTAGTAACTCCATCAACACCTGGGGGTGGCGGTGAATAATGGCAAAGTTAGCTGATTATGGGATTGTCGTTTCAGACACACCAACTGTCACAATTAAAGGTCATCAGTTCCCAATCTTGTTAACCATGGAAACCATGGAGCATATTGCGGATATTTATGATGACGACTATTCAAAATTTGAAGAAGATATGAACGCAATGCTAAACAAGAGCGGTGGACGTATCTCTTCAAAAGATTTATCTGCTTCAGATTTAAAGATCATGCGTGCTTTAATTTACGGCATGTTAAAAACTGGCGGATTAGACGAAACACCAGAAACAATTTTTAAATTCTTAGGAATGAATTCTACGGTTGTTGAAGTTTATGGGGCCTGCATGGAGGTATTCACAGAACAGAATTTTCAAGTTGATGATGTAAAAAAATCCAAGAAGCCACAAGATTATCAAACTCCGCAACAAAAGAAAAACAAAAAGAAAAAACACAAACGGAAGTAGGAACGCCTTGGGCTTTTTACTTATACGTCGCCCTTACTCTTTTAGGATGGAGTGAGGGTTTCTTTTTGAAATCAACACCGAACTTGTGGCTTAAGTCATACATACAGTGGTTAACGAGTAATACGGAGTTTGAACCACCTGCAAGTGTGACTATGGATAAAAGTCCTTGGTGGTAGGAAAGGAGCGCTAACGTGTCAAAGAAAGAATCTGATGTTGTCTTAAATTTTAAGACAAACGGAGAAGTCAATTATTCTCGAACAATCAAAGATATCAACAAAGAAATGAACTTAGCGGCTACCGAGTACAAAAACCAGGTATCCGCTATGGATAAAGATGCAACACAAACAGAAAAATTAACGGCAACTAAGAAAAAGCTTGAAAAGCAATTATCTTTAGCCGAACAAAGAACCAAATTATTGCGTGAGGAATACGAAAAATCAGTTAAAGAAACTGGTGAATATTCAGAGCAATCACAAAAGCTTTACAAACGCTTGTTGGAATCAGAAACAGGTGAAAATAAATTACGATCTGCATTAGAAAGTACCAACGAAGCCTTGAAAGAACAAGGTGACTTGTCTGTTAAGACTGCTGAAAAGCTAGCTAAGATAGAAAAAGCTGGGGACAAGATGAAATCTGTCGGTAAGAAGATGACTGTTGGTTTAACAGCGCCAATCATGGGAATTGGTGCTGCTTCTATTGCTGCATTTAAAGAATTAGATGACAGTTTGGACAGTATCACAACTGCCACTGGTGCTACAGGAGAGCAACTAGAATCATTGCAAGACAGCTTCAAAACAGTAGCTGGCCAAATTCCAACAGATATGGAAAATATATCAACTGGGATTGGTGAAGTGAATACACAATTTGGCTTGATGGATAAGCAATTAGAAGACACCACAGGACTAATGCTTAAGTTTTCAGAAATTAATGGATCAGATGTTTCTCAATCAACTATCAATGCGAAAAAATCAATGGACCTTTTTAGGTTGTCTATTGAGGACTTGCCAATGATTTTGGATTCAGTATCTAAAACTAGCCAAGATACTGGAGTAGGGGTAGATCAGTTATTTGATGCAGTGAATAGAGGCGCGCCCCAACTCAAAGCTATGGGACTTGGTTTTTCTGAATCAACTACGTTAATAGGTCAAATGGAAAAAGCTGGGATAGATTCGGCAGGAACGCTTGGGTATTTAGCGAAAGCTAGTGTCGTTTATGCAAAGGATAACAAAACTATGCAGGATGGCTTAAGTGGAACAATTGAATCAATCAAAGGTGCAACAACGGAACAAGAAAAACTTACTATTGCTAGTGAAGTATTCGGAACTAAAGCTGCATCAAAAATGGTAGAAGCAATTGATAGTGGTGCATTATCAATGGATGGTTTAGCAGATTCAGCTAAAAATGCGGCTGGCACCGTGGATCAAACATTTAATGATATTTTGGATCCAATCGACCAAGCGAAAATTGCGCAGAATCAATTTAAAATTGCAATGGGCGAACTTGGCGAGCAAGTGCAAATTGCACTTCTTCCTGCTTTTGAAGCAGCAAGCAATGCGATTCAAAAGGTTTCAACGTGGTTTAGTGGACTGACCGACAATCAAAAGCAAACAATTATTACCATTGCAGGAGTTGTCGCTGCTATTGGGCCAGTCTTGGTGGTTTTAGGAACACTTGCTAGTTCCATTAGTAGCTTGATTCCAGTTATTGCCTTTATTGCTTCGCCTATTGGAATAGTGATTGCTGCACTAGCTGCTTTTGTTGCTGGAATTGTGATTGCTTACAACAAAGTAGGCTGGTTTAGAGATTTTATCAATACGTCCTTTAATGTGATCAAAGATATAGTGGTTGGTGTATTCAAAGTTTTAGCAGATACGACAAAATCTACTTTTGATTTCATCACAGGCTTTATTGGCGGCGCTATGGATGGTGCTGTAAAAATCATTAGTGATTACGTCAACGCGATTACAAGAATTTTTGGCGGTATCATAGATTTCGTTACAGGAGTGTTTACAGGTGATTGGTCAAGAGCGTGGCAAGGTGTTGTTGATATTTTCGGCGGTATTTTTGAAGGAATTGCTGCAGTAGCCAAAGCACCAATAAATGCCATGATAACTCTAATTAATGGTTTTTTAGGTGGTTTAAACAATATCAAAATACCAAAATGGATACCTGGAGTTGGTGGCAAAGGCTTTAGTATTGCAAAAATTCCATATCTTGCTGAAGGCGGTCATATGATCAATGGCCAAGCAATAGTTGGCGAAGCTGGTCCTGAATTATTAACAGCAAAAAATGGCAAGACTACAGTCACACCACTTTCACAAGACGAAAAAGCTCGTGGGATTGGCGGTGCTTTGGATCAAGGCAAAACAATCGAACAACATGTTTATTTTGGCCAAGTGGATGCAAATAATCCAAGCGAGTTAGATCGGATGAATCGCAAACTATATAAAGCAAGTGCGCAAGCTTTCTATGACTTAGGGGGTGTACCAACATGATTTTTATGAATCGTGATGAACCTAATTTCATTTGGAAAGGTTTGAATGCGGTTCGTGATATGGGATGTATCATCGAAAATGAACTACCAGACATTTTACCAAACAAGCGATATGATACGTATTCCATAGTTGGTAGAAGTGGTGAATTTAATGAAACATTCAACGACTATGAACCTTTTGATTATGAAATTGAAGATGTAACTATTCCTTATGAGAACTTAAAAGAAGTCAAGCGTTGGTTAACTGGTAAAAGCAAGCTTATCACTCATAATGACGAGGACAAATATTTAGATGCTATTTGTGCAATAAGCAAGCCAATCTCATTCAAAAATGAATGGGGTGTTTTTTATACCTTTAACATTGAATTTAGATGTCAACCGTTCAAGAGAAAAGTCAATGAACAACCTGTACTAATTAAAACGAAAGCAGTTGAAATCACTGATCATGGCGATGAAACAGCATTTCCTTATATCGAGATTGATTCAAAAGGCGGCGATATTACGCTAAGTATTGGCAGTAATTCACTAACGATTTTACGTACACAAACAGGAATCGTCACTATTGATAACGAAAAAGGAAAAGTAATACAAGAAGGGCTACCATTGTTTACTCGTGGTAGTTGGATAAAAACGAATCCTGGTCAAAACACATTAAACATATCAGGAAATTTCACAGAAGCTAAGTTTTGGAATAGGAGCGCGTATTTATGACACAAAATTTTATTTATGCATATACGGCTATTCCTGAAAATTTAAATGATAACGGAATGGCTTTGCCAGATTGGCAAGATTTACCAGAAATTAATCGTGTGCTAAATGGTGCGTATCGATTCTATGGTAACTATGCAAGAGATGGCCAATATCGATCATACTTAAAAAAGGGAAACTTTTTAAAGGCACAAGTTGAAGATGGGTCATATCAATATTTTGAGATTTACAATATTAAAAAAAATCTGCAATCAGTTTCAGTGACGGCGAGACACATTGGTTTTATGGCAAATAAGAATTTCATTATTGATTCATTCACTGCTAATGGAAATGGCACGCAAATCATGAACAATTTAAAGGCTGCATTAACGTTTAAGCAACGGTTTAATTATTTGTCGAATGTCGGTACTACACATCAGTTTACGGCGAAACAAGTTGCCCCAATCGATGCAATCATTGGTTCTAACAATGGTAATCAAAATTTAACAGGTGTTACTGGTGGGGAATTAGAGATGGATAACTTTAATTTGAAACTAGTTAAACAAATTGGATCGGATAATGGTTTTAGAATTGATTTTGGTGTTAATTTGGAAGCTATAGATGAGGACTACGACGATGAATCAATTATAAACAGTCTCTTTCTTATCGGTGGCGTGCCAGACAATGACTATGACCAAGATAAAGAACCAATCACTCATGGCTTTTTAGAAATTGCTGGTGTAAACGATAGTAACCGAAGAATCGGGAAACGCGAAAACTCGGAATGCAAAACAATTGATGAGCTTAAAGAGTGGGGCCGGTCATTATTTGATAAAGACCGCATTCATGAACCAAAAGTAACACATACTATTAGCATGGTAGCATTAGAACACACCTTGGAGTATGAAGATATTTACCAAAAGCTTTCTTCTTTGCATTTCGGCGATGTAGCGCATGTCAGAGCAAAGGAAGTTGATATTGAAGTAACAGAACGTATGGTTGAATATACTTGGTTCCCAACTTTAGGCAAATTCAAAGATATTGTTTTGGGAAATGATTTATCACTCTACACCTCAACTGCAAATAATCAAACCCAAGAATTGAAACGGAAAATCGACAATAGAACGGAAACATTAGTACAAAATGTTTTAAATGCAACGGCATGGATTACTGGAAACAGTGGTGGACATGTCGTTTTTCGTCCAGAAAAAGCGCCGTCTGAAATTCTTATCATGGATACAAATAAAGTTGCAACTGCAAAACGTGTGTGGCGTTGGAATTTAAACGGTTTAGGTTATTCCGACAATGGCGTTAATGGGCCTTTTGGAATTGCTATGACATCTAAAGGTGAAATAGTGGCTAACTTTATTAAAGTAGGGATTATTGATGTTAATGTTTTACAAACAAGTTTCAATAAAGCAACTGGAGATGTGCTTAAACTAGTATCTGGTGCTTTGCAAATTTGGAATGAAAAGACAAAAATCATGGAATTGACCAAAAAAGGTATGGAATTTTGGAATGGTTCTAGTCATATTGGCACAATTGGTACAAAAGGAAATCCGTTTCCAGGTCTAGTAGATAAAAACGGAAATCCTGTGATTTCCGATGGCAACTCACTGTTATTAGTCGCTGATAATCCTCAGAAAATTATTGGGTTGTCCAATCAAAAAGGAGCTGGCCATATAATCACGGGTCTTACTCAGTTATTTGTTGGTAATAACTTTAACTTCTTTGGTCCAGAAGGAAGTAAAGCAACTATTACAGTTGATAGACTGATTGTCGGCGGAAAGGAAGTCATCCCTGGCGATGGATCAGGTGGTAACGATGGTGACGTTCCACCAGAACTAACAACCGAAAAAGAGAAAAATGCTTGGGCGGTTTGGCAGTTCTTGAAATCTAAAGGATACAGTGAACAAGCAGCCGCTGGAATATTAGGTAACATGGATCAAGAATCTGGAATTATGCCCGATATTGACGAAGGCGGCGCAGGTCCTGGATACGGGTTAGTTCAATGGACATCACCAATTGCTGGTGAAAGCGGCCGTGCTTATGTGCAACGTTTGCTAGGTCAAGCTGGAATCAGTGGAGACTATCGAAATATTACCACACAGTTGAAGTTACTTGATTGGCATATGCATAATGGCCAATACATTCCATCGGCAGCTTATCCATATTCTGTTGCACAATTTAAAGCATTAACAGATATAGGTACCGCTACTATGGCATTCGAGGCAAACTTTGAACGCCCAGCGGTCACACATCCAGAACGAATTCCGATGGCCCAATATTGGTATGAGTTGCTACACAATTTAAAACCAGGGACTAACAAGTGGGTTAATCCTGTACGTTCTAGCTACACTATCACTCAAGAATGGGATGAGATTGGCTGGGGAACAAATGTGATTCATGGTGGTATTGATATTGCATCGATGCCTGCTGGAAGTATGCCACCTGTTTACGTAGCACGTAGTGGCACAGTAGAAACCGTTACTTATGACGGAACAGGGGGAAATTATGTAGTAATTAAGCACGATGATGGCTACTGGACCTATTATGGTCACTTAGATTCTGTTGATTTGTCAGTAGGAGACAAAGTAACAACTAATTCACGTGTGGGAATCATGGGAGCAACTGGATTAGCTTCTGGCGTTCACCTTCACTTTGAAGTATGGAAAGGTGGACAGTGGCAGAGAATAAATCCGCGTGATGTTATTAATTTTTAGAAAGGAGCAAATAAATGGTTAAATGGCAAGCAACGTTAAGTACAACCGAACCTTACAACTATGTCGGTATTATTAATGTGCGTCAAGGGAATAAGAACACAGAAGTCTTAGAAGTAACTATTACAGAAAATTCTTTGCTGTCAGATTTAACAGACGGTAAAGTTTTTTTTGAATCGCATATTGATAATAAATTTCCTATTCAACGACCAACAAAAATCATAGATGCTAAAAAAGGGATTATTCAGTATACGTTTGATGAATATTCTATGCAGTCGTTACACAGACAAGAAGCTTATTTTAGTATTTATAAAGGCGACGATTTAATCGGCACAACGCAGAATTTTTCTTATTTTGTAATAAATGCTGCTTCTAAAACAGAGGGCGAAATGGGCTCTTATTGGCAGTCCATTGAAGATTTAATCGCAGACATGACTGCTTTTATCAACGAAAATAAGGGCGATTTTACTGATTGGATGAATGCTAGAAAAGAAGAGTTCGAAGCGTGGCGCAAAAATCAACAAGATGCATTTGAAGCGTGGCGCCAAAAGAATGAGAAAGATTTTGAAACTTGGTTTACTTCTATTCAAGATATCTTAAAATCTGTAGATCCAGGTGGCGTTCTTTTAAACGAAATTGTATTAGCACGTCTCAGTGAAAAATACGGTGAATTTAATACATTAGATGATCGATTAGAAAACATAGAAGCGATTCTAACTGAAACAGAGCTTAACGAAGAGCTTATAACAATCAAGCACGATTCAAAACAATATCCACATGTCGTTGTTACAACATGGACTAACGGTTTAGGTGTGACTGGTATAGGCACGAAAACAGCCTTTGGCTCCGTTCCAGAAACTATTCCACACACCGTTCAGTATCCAGATTTCAATACTATTACCGTCTTAACATCGAAGAACTATCAGTTAAAAGAACCACGCATTACTAAATCAGCAGACGGCTCTTATTTAATTGCTGGAAATGGTCGAGGAATGCGTATCCGATTATTTAAGGAGGAAAAATAAATGGCACTTTTTACAAGTTTTGAACGCGAGCAAGAGAATGCACAAGACCAATTAAATGAAAATTTTAAGCAAGTATCCACCAAGCAAGAACTAGAATCATTGAAAAATACAATAATCAAAGACTTTCAATCTAAAACTTTGGGTGTGCTATGGCAAGGAAATCGCTGGATGGTTGGAAGTCACGTTGTTACTCCTTCAAAGAAACTATCTGATTGCGCCAGTGGCTGGATTTTGCTTTGGCAGCCTTTCAAGGATGGAACAGTCGACAATTCAGGTCTCAACTACACAATAATTCCAAAGCAACATGTAACAATTGCATCAGGATCAGGCGTTGTTTGCCCAATCAAAGCATACAATGGCACAGATAAAACCGGAAAATATGTTTATATTACAGACAACGATATTAAAGGCAACGACTTGAATGGTGTGTCACCACGCGACGAACTATCATTAACCGCTGTTTTGGAATATTAGGAGGAATTAATTTGAAAATTTGGATTGATAATAACGTGGGGTTTTTAACAGGTTATGATCTTGTTGAACAGCCTGGAAAAATTGAGTTAGAAGTAAAAAAAGAACCAATAGATTTTATGAACTGGCGTTATGATGGGGCACAATTAATTTACGATCCTGACAATGTCCCAGAACCTGACCCAACACCACCAACGGAATTGGAACTTTTACAAAAACAGAATGCTGAACTAATGAAGCAAGTTTCTCAGCAAAATCAAGTTATTCAACAAACTCAAAGAATGACTGGTGAATTGATGAAACAAGTCGCTGAATTTATGAAAGGAGCGGAATAAGATGAAAACGAATGTTTTTCCAGGTTTCGATAATATTAAACAGTTGTATGATTGGAATTGTTATACAAAACAGGATTTAGTTGATTACGTGAATATGAATTGTTTAACCGAAGAAGAATACACAAAAATTTGTGGGGAACCGTTTAGCGAAAGCTAGACGGTTTTATTGTAAGTAGAAAGTAGGTGCAGGATGAACTTAACACTAGAACAATGGTTAGCGCTGATTACATTTTTAGGCGGAATTATCTTCGCATTAATGAAATTCTATCATGTCTTTTCTCAATTAGAAGATAGCATGAAAGAACTAAAACAGGCTGTTGACCGATTAAATAACCATGAAGTGCGTATTAGTCGATTGGAAGAACAAAATAAAACCCTCTTTCGAGGAATTGGAGGAAATAAAAATGATTGATTGGAAATCAAGAATAAAAAACAAACAATTCTGGTTGTCTCTTATTCCTGCAGTTTTGTTACTGATTCAAGTAGTTGCAGTCCCTTTTGGGTATAAATTTCAAATTGATGTGATTAATCAGCAGCTGTTAGATGTTGTCAATGCAGTGTTTGTTGTATTAACTATTTTAGGAATTGTGACAGACCATACAACGCCTGGATTATCAGATAGAAAAGGAGACAAATAAATGAAAAAGAAAATTTTAGTTGGAGCGTTAATCGCTCTATTTTTTATGCCTTTAAATGTCTTTGCTGCTAAAGGCGATCAAGGTGTTGATTGGGCCATTTATCAAGGTGAACAAGGTCGTTTTGGCTATGCGCATGATAAATTCGCTATCGCTCAAATTGGTGGCTACAACGCTAGTGGTATTTACGAGCAGTATACTTATAAAACGCAAGTAGCAAGTGCCATTGCTCAAGGAAAACGAGCGCACACTTATATTTGGTACGATACGTTCGGTAGCATGGACATTGCCAAAACGACAATGGATTATTTCTTGCCACGCATCCAAACGCCTAAAAATTCCATTGTTGCATTAGATTTTGAACATGGAGCTAGTCCTGATGTAAACGCCAATACGGAAACAATCCTATATGGCATGCGCCGAATTAAACAAGCAGGGTACACGCCAATGTATTATTCATACAAACCTTTTACATTGCAATATGTAGATTATCAGCGAATTATTAAAGAATTCCCTAACTCTTTATGGATTGCTGCATATCCTAGTTATGAGGTGACACCAAGTCCGTTATATAACTATTTTCCAAGTATGGATGGTATTGCAATTTGGCAATTTACCGCAACTTATATTACAGACGGGTTAGATGGTAACGTAGACTTAACAGGTATTACTGATAATGGCTACACAGATACAGATAAGCCAGAGACGGATACTCCAGCAACAGAAGCCGGTGAAGAGACTGAAAAAACACCAAACTCTTATGTAAAAGCTGGTGATACGGTCAAAGTGAAATTTAATGTTGATGCTTGGGCAACTGGTGAGGCTATTCCAGATTGGGTAAAAGGAAACAGCTACAAAGTGCAAGAAGTAACTGGAAGCAGAGTATTGTTAGAAGGTATCTTGTCATGGATTAGTAAAGGCGATATTGAACTATTACCAGATGCAACAGTTGTCCCTGATAAGCAACCAGAGGCAACCCATGTGGTACAATACGGTGAAACGTTATCCAGCATTGCTTATCAATATGGAACAGACTATCAAACGTTGGCGGCATTAAATAGATTGGCTAATCCAAATCTTATTTATCCTAGTCAAGTTTTGAAAGTCAATGGATCAGCAGTAAGCAACGTTTACACGATTCAATACGGTGACACATTATCAAGCATTGCAGTTAAGCTTGGCACGACTTATCAAGAGTTAGCACAACAAAACGGTTTAGATAATCCTAACGTGATTTATCCAGGACAAACGTTGAACTATTGATAGTTTTAATATAAAATAAGGATACACTTATTAAATTTCTCTTGAGTCGCCTTTCTAAGGTGGCTCTTTTTTTGTTTAAGCACGATATACAGTGTGTCGTTTGATTTTATCTTTACAAAAACACAATATATTGTATTTTAGTCTGAGATGATGTATAATCTTTGTTTAATATTTTTGTTGACGATTTGTTTTTCAAATGGTATATTGTGATTAATAGAACCCCGCACACCTCTTAACAATGTGTCCCAAGCGGGGACGTTTTTTTTAAGGAGAAATATATGCTGTACGATAGACCAGCGAAAAATACAGAGGAACAGTTGCAAATCTTAAAAGATAGAGGTTTACGTGTGGAAAACGACGACTTTGCTGTAAATGCTCTACGTAATATAGGGTATTTCAGATTTAAAGGATATTGTTTAGCGCATTACGAACAAAAAGATGTTTTTAACTCTAACATATCATTCAATGCTATATACAATAGTTACAGATTTGATGAGAGAATAAGGTTAATACTATTTCAAATTATTGAACATGTAGAAGTAGAATTGAAGTCAGTAATCTCTCAAGAGTTTGCCTTAAAAACTGGACCGCTAGGTCATTATGATAATAAAAATTTTAAAGATAAGTACAGACATAAGTCATGGTTAAATAGATTTGAAACTTTAGTAGAGCAATCAGCGAAGCGCAGAGAACTTTACGCAGGACATTACATTAAAAAATACGAAAGTGAATTTCCAGTATGGGTTGCGACAGAAATTTCAGATTTTGGATCTTTATCAAAATTGTATTCTAATATGAATTCTGATATTCAGAAGGATATTGCAAAAAAAATATTATAGTGTAGGCTATAAGTATCTAGAAAATTGGATATATCTATTGTCAGTAATGCGAAATATATGCGCTCATAATGGTAGAGTATATGATAGAAATATTCCTATAAATGCTAAATTTCCTAAAAAACATAGAGAATTATCTACTAATAAAGTATTTGCAGCTATTTATATCTGTAGCAAGTTATGTTTAGATCGTGAATATTTCAATATGTTTATGAATAGCCTATCAAGATTAATAGACCTATACGAGACTATTGAGTTGGATAAAATTGGATTTCCTGTAGGCTGGGAAACATATCTTAAATAGAATATATTTGGTTTATAGTGACTCAGGACCATTAGCTCAGTTGGTTAGAGCAAACGGCTCATAACCGTTCGGTCACAGGTTCGAGTCCTGTATGGTCCATAGTAAAACACCTGCCTCTTTTTCTTACGAGAGGTGGGTGTTTTTTGTTATGTGAATATTTTTTTGTTGAAAAATAGAACAAACGTTCGTATAATGTTTCTGATAGGAGAGTGTATCAGATGGTGAGACGAACGAAAAAAGAGTTTAAACCTTACAATGAGTATGTTGACAGGCCATTCGAATTAAAGTGGCCCACAGCTTTTCCGTTGGGGGAGTTAACAGAAGCAATAAAAAATACAGACGAATACCACGCTCGAAATATCGAGCGTTTGCCACAGCAATCCCAACAGCAAATAGAATATTTTTTAGATCGCTCTATTAAGCAAAATAAGGTACTAGAAATTCAGCTGAACTCATTAGATGAATATGATCGTGTAAAACCACATGTTTTTGGTGTTTTCCGTGGGATGGCAGAATTTGACGTCGTGTTGATTGGAGAAAATGAAGTGGATTTTTACGACATAAGACATATTCAGATTCATAATTTCACGAAATGGAGTGAAGAACATATACCTGAAGAAAATCCATTTGAGGAAGAAACAGAACGTTGCGAAACAATAGATGAATTTGTGGACGAATATTTCGATGATGAGTGGATAGAATAATTAAAAATGTAAAAGCTCTACTTCTCAATCATGGTGAGTAGAGCTTTTTTTGTTTATTCAGTATAATTTATATATCTATTCGCTTGCCTTTTTTTATTTTTTGATGTAGATTTTATCTTGTTGTTATAGTCTATTTTGCTAATTTAAATTAAAATGATATTACGCAAACCCTTGTGAGTTCTAGTCTGTCTAAATGTGGTGTTGTAGAAAAAATACACCGTGAAACTAAATAATTTATTTAGATAGAGCCTAGAATCCTTGTTGTGTAAGGGTCTAGGCTTTTTATCTTTTGATTCATTACATGTTCATTTGTAGATGGAATGTAGAGGGAGGATTACCCAAGTTTGGCTGAAGGGGACGGTCTCGAAAACCGTTAGGCGAGTAACATCGTGCAAGGGTTCGAATCCCTTATCCTCCGTACTGAGAAGCAGTTGAGTTATTAGTTGCAAATAAAACGACAGAGACGTACACTTAAAGTAGAAAAATACTTAAGAAGAGGTGTCTATTATGTCAAACTATGAAGAAAAAGAAGCGCAAGCATTAGTAAAAATTGCCGACGTTTTGAACAAATTGGATGCAAGTTTAGAAGAGTTGAGCTCGCTAGATGAGGATACAAAAAAACATAGTATGAAGAAATGGATTGTTGAAAAAAAAGCCATTCATGAGATTAAAAAAATTGCACACGAAGCTGGTAAGTATGACAAGTATGATGAAAAAGAATTAGAAAAAGAAATGGATCTGTTGGAAAAGTTTATGTAAAAAAGCGCTAGCTTTTGTTCAACAGTTATTTAATTTTGAGTCTAGAATTAATCGTTTTGATTTTTTCTAGGCTTATTTTTTATGAAGTAAGCAAATCGTATCGGGAGAGGTATTGAATTAAGAAATAAAGCATGTATTGATTCAGAAAAAAAGTTGTAGTAAAATGTTCGTCACAACTACTTTTCTTCTGATTTCATAGAAGGAAAAGTTGGAATAATGAATTGAGAAGAGTCGATTTTTAGGAGATGATTTTAGGTGACTTTTTATCAATTATTGCAGTTAGATCCATTTATTTTAAAACAAAAAATTCATCAAGCGGATACTAAAAAACAGCGGAGATATTTTTGGCGCGCCTTGTTAATAAGGGATATCTTATTAGTTTCGTTTGCGATTTTATGGGTGTCGACGATTACTTTTTTCTTTGGAAAAGCTGTAGCGCCTTTTTCAATTGTATTATTTTGTTTGCTGTTGAGTATCCGTTTCGTCTCATATGGCTACAGGGAAAAACAGGCCTTGCTTAGTTTAGGAATCGTGTTAACAATTCTAGGTGTTAGTCCATTAATTTCACTGATTTCTGTATCATTTTTACAATTGGGCCTTCATTTTATCTGCTTGCTGGCATTGTTTTTCTTAACTGGTAAAAACCCTAAAATGGGTAATCCTGGCTTGTATACGTTCTCCTACTTATATTTAGTTGGCACGGTTCACTATCAATCGTTTCAGCAATTAGAACAAACTTTCTTTGTATTAGTGTTTGCTTATCTACTTTTAGCTTTTGTTTATCATGTGAAACATAAAAAATTGGATCAAGAGATTACTTTTATACAGATGGTTACAGAAAATGGTTTTTTTAATCAAAGAAATATTTGGTTTGGTTATTACGCTTTAGGCATTAGCTTATTACTTTTTATAGGAACGCACCTTCAGATTGACCGCTTTATGTGGGCAACATTTGCTAGTTCGTCATTATTTTCTGGGTATGATACGTTTAAATTGTCTGAACGAGCAAAAGAACGAATAATAGGGGTCGTTATTGGTTCTCTAGTATCGGCTATCTTGTTATTTTATATACCAACGAACCTACTTGGTATTTTAGGAGGACTTTGTTTAGGCTTATGCACATCTTATAAAAGTAAAACGATTTTTAATTGTGTTGGTGCTATCATGGCAGCTTCTATGATATTTGGGCTAGAAACAAGTCTTTACTTAAGAATTTTGTTAAATATGTTGGGGCTAGCTTACGGTTTGCTTTATCATTTTGTCTTTGTAAAAACTATGTCCTATTGCAATCGCAAGGAGTGGCTGAAATTGTCTGAATAAAAGGAGCCTAACATTCTTTCTTGAAAGAATGTTAGGCTCCTTAGACATTTTTGTGTATATTCCATATATGCTATTAATCAATGACCAACTGCTATATCAAATGTCGCAATTTTTGCTGAGCCAGTAGGTACAAGGTCTAGTTCCACTTCGTCAAAACTATTGCCATCAACTGGTATCCCAAAGTAAATTGTAGATGTTCCAGTTCTACCTTGAGAAACATAATCTTGACCATTTTGCTGATTAAATGATTGTAAAGCTTTTCCATCCTTAGAATATGCTTGGAAATAATTAGAGTGGGGTAAAAAGGGTTCTTCCATAGCAATATTGGTATAATCAAAAGTCACTGCCATCATTTTGCTAGTATCATAATCTTCTAGATTAATCATATAATCTGGAAATGCAGATTGATTAGTAGAAACTTTCGTAAGTTTAATTTTTCCAACTTTTTTAGAATTTGAATATAGATCAACGTCTTCATTTAAACCATATTTTTTTTCTTCCTTTTTTTGTTTGGAATCTACTTTGGATTCCTGGCTTTTTTTATTTTCATCAGTATTTCCTGTTTTTAAAGAATCATTTTCTTTTTTTAGACTAGAAATAGTTGTTTCTAGTTTTTGCACTTTAGTAGAATCATTATTAGAACAACCTGCTAAAATACCAAGAGATATTAATGTTATGCTTAACAAATACATTTTTTTCATTTGAAAACTCCTCATTTCTGTTATAATATTTTTGTAAACTAAATCTCGAAATACTTTTTTGAGTCCGTGGTCCCCACATGGACTTTTCTTTTTTTATAGACTATTATCTATTAGTATACCTAAATTTCTATTTAATTCGTAATGACTGACCAGGATAAAAAACAGAAGTTTCAATGCCTGGATTTAATGCTAATAATTCTTCTAAGGTTAAACCATTTCTTTCGGCTAACTGTCGCCCACCTTCACCACTTCGTACCGTATCGTATATAGGTTGGTCTGATTTAGAATTTTGTATTTGTTCACGAGAATCAGAGTTTTGTGGTGGTTGCTGTTCAGATTGTTCAAAAACTTGTTGAGTTTGATTATTTCTTTCAATTAATTGTTCCAACGTAATATTACCTAGATAAGTGTATATTTGTCCATTAACAGTTAAAGTACCATCATTATTTTTCGTTACTGTTCGGGGCGTATTATTCAAAAGAAACGTCATTATTTGATTACCATTCTCATCCACAGAAAAACTTACATTTTGAAGAGGAACATTCGATTGAGTTATGCTAGTGAGTGTTCCGTCAGCATTTATAAAAAATAAGTTATCACTTTGAGGAATACCCCAACCGCCTATAAAATCAGCTAAGCTAACTTGTGGTAGCGGTTCTTTAGTAGTAGATGAAGAGGTAGATTGGTTTGTTTCAGATGAGACGTTTTGATAATTAGAGCTGGTTTCTTCCGTTTTATCTTTTTGAGTAGAAGAATCAATACTTTTCTTTGTGTAAGGTTTCAAAACTAGTTTTGTTTGGTTATCAGAATTGTTTGTCTTAGTAGGAGTGAAAAGTAGATCTTGCTTTTCTTTTTTTATCTTGTAAGCTACTTCTTTTCCTTCATTTTCCCAACGAATTTGATTGTTTTTTAGATGGTATTTGACTTTGTATTCTATTTTATTTGCAATTTGTTTACCTAATTCTTCGCCTGCTTTTTCCAACTCATTTTTTGCAGTTGATGTGTGTTCATCTGTATTGATTTTGAAAGTAGCGGTATCTTCGCTGAATGATACAATCATTACTACTTCATCAACGTTGGAGTTTACGGCCCACTCGTTTGCCATCAGCTCTTTTGTGGTCACTTTATTTCTGCAAGAAGTAAGGGTCAGTAAGGATAAAAAAACAATCAACCCCAGCAAACTTTTTTTCAT